TTGAGTTTGCGCTTCTTCCAAAGCTTGGGCCATTTGTTGCATCATCTGTTCGGCCTCTTGCTTGACCTGTGCAACCTCTGGCGCTTCGCCTTCTGTCTGCTCCGAGGCTTTGACCTCTGGTGGAAGTAGAGCCTTGAAACGCTGCGACAGCTTGTCAGCGTTTGGCCAATCCATCATCTTGACCCACTCGTCGCCCAGCAAAGCGAGAATCTGCGGGTTCCCGTTGACCAATTGGGCGATGGCTTCTGCGCTTTCTTGTCTGCGCGTCGTGAAGCTAGGCCCAGCCACCACGAAAACGTCATATTTACCCATCGTCGGGTTGATGTGAATCTTGCCGTCCTGCGTCTCCGCGTAGGCCATGTTCATATCAGGATCGACCACGACAAAACTGGAGACGGAATCATCTCCAAGCGTGCGAACAACTCGCCGCGTGTCCATCACCCGAGGAACGGCCTCCATGATGATCTTGCCCACCATCGCGATGGACAGATTCAAGTTGTCGTCGTAGTGATATGTGGCTGTGTCGCCTTCTTTAGCGCGAGCCAGGATTGCTCGGCCTGACGTTTCGTTGCTTGGCTGTCCTAGATTGGCCTCGAACATCCCGAAGGCTGCTTGCAGGTCTCCAATCGACTGTTGCGCAGCCGATGCCCAGCCTGTTTCAATCGTCGCCGGATCGGTGCGAGACGGAATCGGCAGCGGATTGCCTTCGCCGTCACGCGCATTGAATGGCAATACAGACTTGTTCGACGTGTTGGCGTTTTGCCATTGGCTTTCATACCCTGCAATCGCTTCAACAGCGGCGAGATACGGAGCCTTCGGAGCCAGCGCAACCCGCTCAATGAACGATGACCGCTCATAGTTGTACGACCGCTGCGGGTCTTTGGCTCTGCGCACCAGACCGGCAAATTTGCGCTTACCGTTAACAAACGACTCTGCACCGATGACAGGGATAACGGGGATATGCTCGGCTGGGAACTCGCTTTTCTCCAGTACGTCAGTGCAGGTTATCTTGGCCCACATGACGCGCTTTTTAGTCACCGTGGCTTGTGTCAGGTCAGTCGGCGCAGTCTGTTCGTTACCGTTCTGCCAAGCTGCCCAATATTCATCCTCTGTGTACCGCTTGCCATCTGGAGTCACTTGTACCGTGGTCTTGTCAACCTCGATCCACATGTACTCGGCCACGCGGATGCAATCGCGGGTAAGCCATTCACCATATGAACCAATGTTCCACTCTGCCGGGACAACATCGGGGTACTGCTCTTCAAACAGTTCACGCGGCATATCCTCAAACACAAAGGCGTAACGCTGATCCGATCCGTCAGGTTCTGTGCTGTCCGGGTCCATCAGGACATTCATCGGATTGGCGACGCGCTTGATTTTGAGTGTCTGCGTGTTTAGGGCCTCGTCTTCCGTCTCCGTAATCAGGCGGATAAAGCCAAGTCCACAGCGGGCAGAGCTATCAATGGCAGTGTCATAGGCCACGGAAGCGCGGGATTGATACTCAATCTGCCGTGCAACGCCCTGCATCACATCAGCGGCCTTAACGTCGGCTTGGCTGTCAGCGGGCAGATACTTGATCGACGGACGATTCTGACGGGACTTGTTGACGACCTGATAGACAAACTGGTTGGTTCGATCAAACGTCAGGCAAGGGCGAATCCCATCGCGGGGGTTCTGTCTAGCCCTCAATACCTCGTCTTGCCACTGTTGCGGGTTTGTCGGGTCGCAGAACTGGAGGTCTTCCAGCATGTCATCGCGCTGTTCCTTCCAATACTCCAAAGCAGCATCGAAACGCTTCCGCGCCAGTTCAAGCAGTTTTTCGTCGGTCATGCTGCCATCCATCCAGTAGCGCCAGCCCATGAAGGTTCGTAGGCGCGTTGTTTTTGCTCTTCGTGCGGCTTGCTTGCTTTCTGGTGCAAATCAATCGCGTCGAACATTGGGTCTAATTGGTCGTCGTGTGCGCCACCTGGGAACGTTGTCGCTTCGGTCAGAAAATCAGACAGCCAAGGAGCATCAGCAGGAAGCCATACGTTCCCGCACTCAATATGAGGCGCGACGTCATTGGCACGGCTAATCTTGTCTTTGTTGCGCTGTACAGCAATAACAGGCACGCGCTCACGGCGAAGCGTCTGGATCAATCCAGTCCCGCTTACCTTGTCTTCAACGTACATCGCACGCAGTTTTGAACCGCCAATGTCGTTGTGCTTTAGCCAAAAAGCACGGGCCTGAATCAACAGTTCCGGCGCTTCCCACTTTCCGCGCAGTAGGTCGATCAGGATTGAATCGCCAGTAACCGAGCGGCCCCAGCATTCAAATACTGAATAGTCGTTTTCCTCGCCAGTCTTTTGGGCGGTATCAACATGGATAGACCGAAACTCGTACTTTGGCTGCCGTGTCCAAAAGTTGAACCATGCTTGTTTAATGATGCCGCCACCACGCGGAGACGGTCTTTGCTGTAGTTGCCCTGCCGCGCCGTAGCTGCCCAAAGTGCGCTCCAGTTCCTGCACCTGTTCCTCTCCAAACCTCTCGGGGAACATCAGTTCACCCTCTACGGTTCGAGGGTCTTCCCATCCAATACTGGTTCGACAATGGTTCGTCGGGTCGTACCGCATGGGAATGCATAAGTGAACGTATGGCAGGCCCATGCTCAGGATCACGCCTGAGGTGTCCTTTTCGTTCAGCCGCTGCATGATGACGACAATGGCGGACTTGTCGTTATTGACCCGAGTAGGCAGCGTCTCAGTGAAAGCGATCTTGGCAGCTTCCAGCTTTGCCTCGCTGTTTGCGTTGTCTGCGCTGATTGGGTCGTCCAGAATCACTCGGTCGCCACGAACGCCAGTCATGGAAGTAAAAGCCCGAGCTTGTCGGCTTCCCTTCTTGACGTTGCCAAACTCTCGCTTGCCGTCAAGGTCGTTAGCCAGTTGGAGCGGCCACAGTTCTTGAAACCATTCGGACTTGATCAGGTCACGACAACGCCTAGAGTCGCGGATCGCTAGGGTTTCCTCGTGCGCAGTGCCAACAAAGCGCATCTCAGGCATTCCCTTAGGCCCCCACTCCCATGCCGGCCAGATAACGCCAGTCAGCAGGGACTTCATTGAACCTGGGGGAACGTTCATCAATAGGCGAGTGATCCGCCCATCCGTCACGGCCTCAAGGTGCTGGCAAATAGCGTCAAGTGCCCATCCCCATTTCAGTTCAGCGGCAGGCTCCAATACATGCCATGCGCGTTTGGCAAACTCCGCCAAACTGCGCTTGCACAGTTCGCGTTCGACTTCGATTAGTTCAGCCTTTGTTAGCTGCATCTTTAGCCGCCATGATCTGGGTTAGAACGTCGGTCGATAGCGACCCTACATCCAACTTGCTTTCAGTCTGTACAGCGCCACCGTTTGCGCCAGTCAATTCAATGGCTTTCATTTCTCGCCACTGCTCCGGCTTTCTGTTCTTCAGCCAGAAGATGCCTGCCGTTGTGTCCGGTGGGTAATACTTGCGTATCGGCGTTTGGACGATCTCACCACTAACCACTCGAACATCTACTTCATCATGTTCATAACCAGTAGCGCGGCTAAACAAAGCGCGCTCTACTCTGTCGTCTGCCTCTTCCTTGCCTGACTTTAAGGACTGACAAAATGTCGCCTGATCGACCTTCCAGCGATAAAGCGTCCTTACATCAACATGGAAGAAGTCGGCTATTTCAATGTCAGTAGCCCCTAACTTAGCCAGTTTCTGCGCTTGTTCTACGTACTCAGGCTTAAAGCTAGATGGTCTCGCCACTGATTCGCCCTTAGTCTATAACGGATTCATTATAGTCTGAGCGAGTCTATACGGGTTTCCCCCTACATGCAAGCACAAAGAAAAGCGCCCCGGCATTGCTGCTAGGGCGCAAAGGTCGTTAGACCCATCAACAGGAGAGCTTTCATTCTAGGCGGTGAATCATTGCGCCGCAAGCCCCCATACGCTATTTACTGCTTTTGTTGCAAACTGCCTGACCGGCTCTGGCTTGACTACCTTTGCTGGCTTTTCAGGATTCCAGCCCGGGACGATTGTCCACAGGTTCTCTGTGCCCATCTTGCGCCGCGTCACAAAGCCATAGCTCTCCGCTCTGGTCATGTACTTGTTCACATTGCTGATCTCAATATCAGGGCATGCGTCTCTTAGCTCTACGCTTGTCATTGATCCTTGCTCCAGCAGCGTGCAAAGCTGCCGGATTCTCTTGCCTATGCGGAATGTCATACCCGCTCAAGTGCCCAATGTGCCGCCCGTCTGGCGCTTTCCGTCTCGCTTGGGTCTTTGCTGATCCTGACCCATTCTTCTACCTGACGGGTAAAGGCATCTTCCCATACATCGACCTTTTCTTGCCTTAGCGCCTTTCCAAAGTCGAGCCAATCATGGCAAGCGAAACACGCCCAGACGCTATATTGATCGTCTGCTTTGCGTGCTCCTCCTTTTCCGTGCCTTGATTGATTGCTATGCGCTGCTACGGTTGTGTCTGACGGCACTAGCCAGCCCGAGCAAAATTCGGCGTGCATGATGAGGCAGCGCCGTCCTTGCGCCATCTTGAGCAACTGCGGGTTACGCTGGGGCTTGGTCTTTTGCATTGTTAAACAGTATGCGTGCCTTCAACACCCCGGCGCATGCGCTCAATAGTGCGTTGTTGCATCCAGTGCTGGGCTTCTTCAATGTGGGTCAGGGCACAGGCATTGGCCTTGCACGCAAACGCGCCGGCCTGAAAACTGCGCAGCCGGTCGGCCACAATGGCAAGCAGAACTTCTTGAGTGATGCCGTTCACGCCGTTTTGCGGGATCGGCCCGTTCTGAAACAGGATCACCAGCTTCGCGGATTCCTCGTCCGAAGTGAATTGCGAGGCGTTGCGGCTCATGTCCATGCCGGTGACTTCGTACCGGTGGTTTGCACCGCCAGCGCCCGGCGTGTCGGTCACTGCAATCTGCAGCGTGTCGTTGGCCGGGTTGATTTTGTGGTCTTCAATGGTTCTCATGTCTTCATCCTTGTTTGTCGCCCAGATCGCGGGGCAACGGCGCGTTGTCTTCTCGGGTCATGTCATCACCAGCGCGCCGCGCATCCACGGAATAACTCTCACCTGCAAATTGAAGATTCGGCGCTCAC